CCTGGGGGCTTGGGCGGAGCCGGTGGTGTCGGCGATGGGCGCGGAAGTATTGATGTTGAGGGCGGCGCTGGCGGAGCTGAGCGGGGGGTGTTGTGGGCTGAAGGGGCAGGCGTCGTGCTTGGAGCGGGGGGTGTGCGAGGTGCAGGCGCGGGCGAAGGCGGCGTTGGAGGGGGTGGATCCGGAGCAGGGGGTGCCGGCTCCGGTCCAGGGGGAGGGTCTGGGCGAGGCCCATGGGGAGGGGGAGGAGGAGAGTCCTGGGCGTCAGTCCTGGCCCTAGGCGGCGGGGTGAGGGGCGGATGAACGCGGTGACGCGGCTGCGGCATCTGGCGGCGAGTGACGAGGAGATCGAGCACTATGCGGCGGGGATCGTGAGTGGGGAGCTGCAATCGGCGACGCCGAACGTGGTGGCGGGGTTACTGGTGCGGATTCGGGAGTTGAAGGCACGCCGGGTGGCGCGGGAGCATTGCAAGGCGTGTGGTCGGCGGAGAACATCTCCGCGCGCGCGCGCGGACCAAGGGGGAGATGGACAAGGGGAGGACTCGCGCGCAGGCGCGCCCGCGTTCCCAAGGACGCGCGCCTGAAACGCACAGTGCGTCAAAAGGGGGCTGACCGGTGAGGCACTACGTCCTGGGGGGCGACGACGGGCGGGTGGCGGTGTGGGAGCCGGATCTGCTCACGTGGGCGCGGTGGATGGAGGGAAGGTGGGAGGCGCGGGTGGTGGGGCGGACGCCGGTGGGGGACTGGGAGGTGTCGACGGTGTTTCTGGGGGTGGATCACGCGGTGCCGGGCACGCCGGGGCCGCGGCGGCTGTTCGAGACGATGATTTTCCACCGGGGGGACGGGCGGGCGGCGTGGTTCTGCGCGCGGTACGCGACGTGGGCGGAGGCGGCGACGGGGCACGGGGCGGTGGTGGCGTGGCTCGAGGCGGGGCGGCTCGACCCGGAGGCGCCCGAGGCATGATCGCGGGGACGCTACCGTGCTGCGGGTACGAGGTCGACGCGGCGACGGGGCTGGATCACGAGGAAGCGCCGACGCCGGGGGATTACACGATCTGTCTCAACTGCGGGGCGGTGTTGCGGTTCGTCGAGGGGGGGCCGCCGCAGGTGGTAGGGCTGGACGTGTTGGAGTTGCCGGCGGAGGCGATTGTGCAGATGCAGCGGGCGATCGGCTACATCCGGGCGCGGGGGCGGTTGCGATGACGACGACGGCGCTCGAGCGGGCGGGACGGCAGGCGCGGTTCTGGCGGTTCGCGCGGCACGTGACGATTCCCTCGAAGGACCGCGGGCCGATGGTGTTCCGGCCCTTCGGCACGCAGCGCTTTCTCATCGAGGAAGTCCTGCGGGCGCTGGGGCAGGGCAAGCGGCACATCGTGGTCTTGAAGGCGCGGCAGATCGGGGCGACGACGGCCTTCGTGACGTTCGACGCGTACTGGTTGCTCAGCCATCCGGGGATGCAGGGCTCGTTCATCGCCAACACGGACGAGAATCTGCACTACTTCCGCGACGTGCTGGGGGAGCTGGTGAAGGGCTTGCCGGCGCGGTACGCGTACCCGGTGCGGCTGTCCAATCGGGTCCAGGTGGCGTGGAGCAACGGCTCGCGGCTGCTGTACCAGACGGCCGGGAGCAAGAGCAAGGGCAAGCTCGGGCGGGGGCGCGGCCTCAACTTCTTGCATGGCACGGAAGTCGCGTTCTGGGGGGACGCGGATGGCGTCCAGGCCCTGCGGGCGGCGCTCTCGGATACGCACCGGCACGCGGCGTATCTCTGGGAGTCCACAGCGAACGGGTTCAATCACTTCTACGACATGTGGCAAGAGGCGCAGCGCGCGGTGACCATGCACGCCGTCTTCGTGCCCTGGTGGCGGCATGAATTGTATTGCATCAATGCCGAGGGCTCGCGGAAAGAAAAAGCCATTACCCGCGTGTATTGGGACGGGGGGTTGACGGCGGAAGAGCAGGCGTGGCAGCGGGAGATCCTGCGGCGGTGGTCCGTGGAATTGACGCCCGGGCAATGGACGTGGCGCCGCTGGTATCTCAGTGAGAAAGCCTCCAGCAATGTGCAGGTGATGCACGCGGAATATCCGACGCTCCCGGAGCATGCCTTCCAGGCCACGGGCAGTAATTATCTGCAGGCGGCGACGCTTACGCAATTACGCAGTAGTTTGGCCCAGGCCCCGATGCCGGAGCATTACCGCTATCAGTTCGGCCCCACGGTGGAGGCGACGGAAGTGGTGCCCACGCGGGCGGGGCTGGGGGATTTACAAATCTGGGAGGAGCCCCAGGCGACGGGAGGGCATTACGTCGTGGCGGCCGATCCCGCGTTTGGCGCGAATGCGCTCAGTGATCGCATGGTGGTGCAAGTATGGCGGGCCACGCGCAGTCGGTTGATCCAGGTCGCCGAGTTCGCCAGTAACGAACCGTCGATGACGCAATTCGCGTGGATCATCATGCACCTCGGCGGCGTGTATACCCGGGCGTATTTAGCATTAGAAATAAATGGGCCGGGGATTGGCGTCTTGCAAGAGATCCAGCGCATGCTGCAATGGGGGTGGGGGGCCTCGAACCGGGCGAAGATCCTGGATGCCTTCGGGGCCATCCAGCACTACATTTACCACCGCGCGGATTCGATGCGTTCTTCAATGGCCTGGCAGTGGAGAACAACTCCAATGACAAAAGTGCCGATCATGAATCGGCTGCGGGCGCAATTGATGCACCAGGCGCTCGTCGTGCGCTCGGCGGAGCTGGTCGAGGAATTGGGCAACGTGCGGCAGGTGGGCAATACGTTCGGCACGGAGGGGCGGGCGCACGACGACCGCGTGATGACGGCGGCGATCGCGGTGGAAGCGTGGAGTGAACAAGTGATGCCGGTGGTGGCCATGACGCCCATGGGCCCGGAGGAGGGGGTGTCGGCGGAGGCGCAGGAGGCGACGCCGGCGCACACCCGCGCGGTGCAGGAGTTCTTCGCGCGGCGGCTCAGGATGATGCCGGGCGGGGCGCGGTAAGGCCGTGAAGCCCCTGACGCGGGAGGAACGCGCGCGACTAGCTCAGCTCCAGAATGATGGGCGGCTCTCAGGGAGTGTGGAGACGCTTGTACGCGCCCTCGCCACCATCGACGCCATCGAAGCGGATATGCGGTGGCTTCATGGCCACAACAAATTCGTCTTGAGCCAGGCGGAATGGGACGCGCACGTCGCCCCGTGGGTGGAGCCATCGCCGTGAGTGGAGGTTAGCTCGGGGCCTTGCCGTAGCGGCGCTGGGCCTTCATCATCTCGATCTCCATCTGCTTCGCGGCCACGGCCGCCTTGCCCTTCTGCAGCTCCTTGGCCTTCACGCGCAGCTCCTCGGCCATCGGCACGTTCATGAAGTCGATCAAGGTCGGCATGTCGATCGCTCCCGCCTCGTAGAGCATCGCCGCTTTCTGCGCGAGTTCCTGCGCGTAGACGGGCGAGGCGGAGTGCGCGGACACCAGCACTTTCGTGTCCGGGGGCAAGTGCGAGAGCAGGAAGGTCGGCGGCTTCGGCATCTCCTCGGCGACCTCGAAGGGATAGGGCGTCGGGTCGCGCCGCTGCATGAGATGAAACAGTCGCGTGGCGACGATCTCGAGCGCGTCCTCGACGAGGAGCGCCTTCTTTCGGATGCGGCCGCCGGCGGCGATCCCCGCCAGGGCCTGGAGCTGGCCACCGGCGCGGACATCGGGCGGGTTCTGCCCCTGCAGGATCGGTTGCAGGCCCCCCGCCTCGGCGAACATGGCGTCGATGCGATCGATCATCTCGAAGCCCTGCGGGGGGATTTCCGGCGCGAGATTCTCCGCCCGCGCCGAGGGGATGGGCGATGAAATAAAGCCGCCGATGCTGTTCAGCGCCTTCAGCTTCTCGTCCGTGAGGTTGAACCCGGAAAAGGCCCGCGGCGGGTCGAGGTTGCGCTTCAGGAGTTCATCCATCTCGACCATGCGGATCTCACGCCAGTCCTGCAATTGCACCAGGCCCGAGAGTTCCGACACGCCCCAGAAGTAGTCCCGCAAGGGCTTCGTGGCCACCTTGACGAAGGGCAACTCCCCGGGCATCCAGTAGGGCTCGCTCATGGCGGGCAGCACTGGGTTGCGACGGGCGGGGACGACGGCGTACTGGCCGAGCATCGTGGTGACGACGTAGTCGGTGACGGGATCGCCGACCTTGTTGCCTTTCTTGTCGCGCTTCCAGAAGTGCGCTTTCTCCCACACCTCCGCCAGCTCGACGATGGGCTCCTCCACCTGGGGGCGCTCGTCGCCGAGGGTCCCCAGCGCCAGAATCCCGGAAATCTCGTCGGGCTGGGCCGAGGTGGCGATGATCTGCTGGACGACGTTGGGGCGCGCGCTGTTGCCGGCCTCGGGCGCGGGGATCGCCCGCTGCTCGGCGAGGTCGATAGCTTCCTTGGCGTTCGCCATCCCGTCCACCAGCTGCGCGAATTCGCTCAGTGAGAGGCAGTACCAGTGCACGAGCACTTCCTGGCGATCGAGTTCGGGGATGTCCTCGCGCAGGACCCCGATGTCGGCCGGGGACACGTAGTCCACCTGGATCGCGTCGCGATCGAGCGGGGTCAGCTTGAGGAACGTGGTCCCGAAGATCAGCGACCAGTCGACCACCTGGGCGAAGAGGACATCGGCGCCGGTGTCGCGCCAGACGCGCGTGAATTCGTCGCGGGCGACGAGGGCCTGCGGCAGCCACTTGTCGCGCACCCGCGGCGGGACAGAGAGGGAAAACCGCGTGCCCTCGGGGCCGTAGAGGTAGGACGAGAGCTGATCGACGTGGGACTGGAGTTTGTTGTAGCGGGCGGGCCCGGACATCTGGTCCGTGCCCCGCGTGTACCAGAGCCGCAGCCATTCGTACCGGGTGCGCCGCCGTTCCCGGGACGCGGCGGCCATGTCGACCGTGTGCCCGAGATGCTCGTCCACCTCGACGGCATCGGGGCGTTTCTTGCGGCGCCCGGCGAGCGCCGTCACCTTCTCAGCCACGACTATCTCGGGGCGCGATCAGCTCGGGCCAACTCCATTGACTCGGGCCGGTCCCCTCCGGGACGTTGTGGTTGAAGAAGATCCCGCCGTAGACGGACATGACGAACAGCTCACAGGTGCCGTCCTCGTTCACCCGTTGGACGATGGCCGGCGAGTCCTTGCGCCCATGCAGGCCGTCCGCGCTGCCCGGGTGGTGGTAGACCACGATCCTGCCGATGCTCGGCTTCATGAGCCCTCCGTTGAGGCTCACTTCGTGTAGTTGGGCGCCGCCAGCCTCGGGACGGGACCCCCGCCGCGGATGCCGGCGAACACGGGCGGCACGCCGCCACCGCCGCCGAGCCCGAACAGCGCGCGCGAGGTCCCGCGATCCGGCGCGCCCACCGCGCCTAGGACGGCCGCCGCCGGGAGTGCCAGGCTCCGGCGCTCGGCGGGCACCTGCTGGGCCTCCTGCTTCGCCTGGATCGGCGCGGTCAGCTGGTCGAGGACGCGCGCCGGGGCCGCGCTCGCCGCCACGTTCACGGCGTCAAAGAGCCGCCGGAACCCGCGCTTCTTCCGACAGACGGGACAGGCGATGGACTGCACGGGCAGGTCGGGATACGTGGCCTGGCAGGTCTTGCACTCGAAGTTCGCCCGCGGCCCCATTGGCCGGGACTATACCGCCAACCGGGAACTCTTCCCGGAAAATTATCCCAATGGCTTGACAGGGGGAGACGCACTCTTGTAAAAGTGGCCCGATCGCAGGGATCGGAGAGACCGATGGCCAAGAAGAAGAAGCTCCCGCCGAAGAAGTCGAAGAAAGCCCCGTACTGATGCCGATGGCGCCTGTGGGCGCCCCTGGCGTCGGGCCGGGGACGACCCCTGCGGCGACGGGACCCCCGCCGGGGACGCCTCCGGGGGCGGCCCCGCAGGCGCTCGCCCAGGAGGGCTTGAAAGCCCGGGCGCGCATCCAGGTTCAGGCCGCGCGCAAGCTGCTCGAATTCGCCCTGCCGCTACTCGGCAGTAGCTCGCCCGAGGGCAAAGAAGTCGCCAAGTCCATCGTGACGCTCTCGAAGCTCGGGATGCCGATGGCCGAGGGGCTGTCGATGTCCGAACACCAGGCCATGGCGCCCTCGGGGGCGCCCGAACCGCCGCAACCGGCGGCGATGGCGGCCCGCGGCCCCCAGGGCGGCGGGGTCGCCATGAGCGGGCCGCAACCGTCAATGCTCACCATGGGCTAGGAGGACACCGCCATGGGCCGGGACTGGTCGCCGAAACCGTATCCGATCCGCAACCCGAAGTCCACGCAGCAGCAGCAGGGCCGGGTCGTGAACCCGCCGCGCGGTCTGAAGTATGCCGGCCGCGGCGAGGCCACCCTGCTCCCCATCGACAAGTATCAGCGGGGCACCAAGGGCCCGTCGGGCATCACCCCGGTGAGCGACCGCGGCCGAGGCAACAATGGCCGCTGATCCCAGCTACGAGGAACTCGAGCAGCAGTACCCGCAGCTGGTCCAGACGGCGCGCCTGTCCAAGGAGCTGTACGAGAACCCGAGGACGCGCCGCAAGTTCCTCGGGCTCATCAAGGAGTTCAATCCCAACG